TGGCGGTCTGCAAGGACACGGACGAGCTCTACCAGGAGCGCATCCGCCACGATGCCGAGGCGGGCCTGCGCATCCTGGCCAAGGCCGAGCGCATCATTGGCGCCCCCCGGCCGCCGGCCCGCATCAGCCAGGATCCCGCCTGGTGGCAGTGCCGCTTCTGCGACCACCACACCGTCTGTCATGCCGGCGCGGCACCGGAGCGTCATTGCCGGTCCTGCCTGCATGCCTCGCCGGTCCAGGGTGGCGGCTGGCATTGCGCCCGGCACGGCGCGCCGCTCGACCGGCGCGACCAGGAGGCAGGCTGCGCCGCGCATCTCTATCTGCCGGATTTCGTGGCCGCCGAGCAGGTCGACGCCGGCGAGGATTGGGTCAGCTATCGGCTGCCGGACGGCACCGAATGGCGTGACGGCGTGCCCGCCGCGGCGCGGCCGGACATCGTCTCCCACCTGCCGTGCCGGATCTGCCGCAGCACGATCTATCGGGTCGGGCCGGGCAAGGGGCCGCACATCGCCGAGCTGATCTGCACCGGCTGCGAGACGGGCGGGCGCTGGCTCAGCAAGGTCGACGCCGTGGCGATGGGGGTGGCGGCATGACCCTGTCGCTCCGCCCCTATCAGCGCGCCGCCATCGAGGCGCTCTACGACTACTTCTCGGCCAGCAGCGGCAACCCGCTGGTTGTGATGCCGACCGGCACAGGCAAGAGCCTCTGCATCGCCGGCTTCACCCGCGAGGCGATCGCCGCCTATGGCGACACCCGCGTGCTGATCCTCACCCACGTGAAGGAGCTCATCCAGCAGAACTTCATGGCGCTGCTGCGCGCCTGGCCGGAGGCGCCGGCCGGCATCTACTCGGCTGGGCTGTCGCGCCGCGACATCCACGCGCAGATCCTGTTCGCTGGCATCCAGTCCATTCACCGCCACGCACGGCAGGTTCAGCGCTGCGACCTGGTGCTGATCGATGAGGCGCATCTGCTCGGCCGCGGCGACAGTGGGATGTACCGCTCCTTCCTGGCGCAGCTGAACGAGATCAACGCGGGCCTGCTGAAGGTCGTCGGCTTCACCGCCACGCCGTATCGCCTGGACAGCGGCATGCTGCACGAAGGGAAGGATCGGCTCTTCACCGACATCGCCTTCGAGGTGCCGGTGCTGGACATGGTCCAGCAGGGCTATCTCTGCCCGGTTGTCCCGAAGCGGACCGAGACGCAGCTCGACGTCGGTGGCGTCGGAACCCGCGGCGGCGAGTTCATCGCCAAGGACCTCGAGGCGGCAGTGGACCGCGACGAGGTCACCCGCGCCGCCGTGGCCGAGATCGTCCAGCACGGGTCGGGCCGCGGCTCGTGGCTGGTGTTCTGCTCGGGCGTCGCTCACGCCCGCCATGTCCGAGACGCCATCCGCGAGCATGGCATCTCCGCCGAGACGGTCACCGGCGACACGCCGGGGCCGGAGCGCGACGGCATCCTGGCGGCGTTCAAGGCTGGTCGGCTGCGGTGCGTCACCAACGCCAATGTCCTGACCACCGGCTTCGATGCGCCGGGGGTGGACCTCATCGCGTTGCTCCGCCCCACGAAGAGTGTGGGCCTCTACGTGCAGATGGTGGGTCGCGGCACGCGCCTCGCCGAAGGCAAGGATGACTGCCTCGTGCTCGACTTCGCCGGCAACACGGCGCGGCACGGCCCGATCGACACCGTGGATGGCCGGAAGAAGGAACCCGCCGGCGACGGCGAGGCGCCGATCAAGGTCTGTCCCGAGTGCCAGACCATCAACCATGCGAGCGCGCGGCACTGCATCGAGTGCGATCACGAGTTCCCGCCGCCCGTGGTGAAGGTGGCGCCGCAGGCAGCGTCGAACGCGCTGCTCTCCACGCAGATCCAGGCGGCCTGGTGCGACGTCACCGGCATCACCTATGCCCGGCACGAAAAACCGGGGAAGCCCGCCTCGCTGCGCGTCACCTATGAATGCGGCCTCGCGCGGCACAGCGAATGGGTCTGCTTCGAGCACACCGGCTTTCCGCGCGACAAGGCGGTGGGCTGGTGGCGGCGGCGTGCCGGCAATCTCCCGCCCCCCGCGACCGTCGAGGCGGCGCTGGAGCAGCTGGACCAGTTGCGTCGCCCCATCGCGATCCAGGTGCGGCCGGCGGGCCAGTACACCGAAATCGCCGCCGCGAGGTTCGTGTGAGATGCGCCGCATGTCGCCTCCGCACCGCCCGCGGCTTCGGCTGGTTCGATCCGCGGGTGCGAACCAGCGAACCGCTGCCGGCCTGCTCCATGCGCTGCATGAGCGCGCTCTGCCGGAGGTGGGGCGTGGTTGATCCCGACGAGCATGAGATTGCCGCCATCGCGGCGGCCAGCCCCATGGCGGGCGAGTACCTGGAGAGCATCGGCAAGACCAATCTCGCGGTGCTGACCGAGGTCGAGTGGCTGACGCTGCTGGAGGTGATCATCACCGCCTACCAGGACGAGCTCGCGCGCCAGCTGGATCAGGGCCGCCATTCGGCGCCGCCGCTCGCTGCGGGTGGCCGCCCATGAGCGGCGTCACCTCGGCCCGGGAGGTCGCGCGCCGGCTCGGCATCTCGCACACCGCGATCCAGAAGGCTGAACGCGCCGGGCGGATCGCGCGTGAGCCGAGTGGCGCCTGGGACATCGACAAGGTCCGGGCCGGGCTCGCGACCAAGAGCGCTCCGGCGCCGCGCAAGCCGTATCGTCCACGCGCGAAGCAACCGCCCTGGGCCAGGGCTGCGCACCACCTTGGCGACCTCGCATCGGACATTCGTGGCCCCGCGCGCGGAATCCACGCCGAGCTGGAGCGGGCGCGCCAGGCGCTCGAACGCGCCGCACGCCAGATGGCCGCCCTCTATCCTGAAATCCTGCGCCTGGAGCGCGCCTGCGACGCGGCCATTGCCGCGCAGGAAGGAGGTGGCGAATGACGGATGCTCCCTCCTTCATGGCGGACTACGGCGAGCGCCTGGTCGACAATGGCTATTCCATCATCCCCATCATGCCGGGCACCAAGGTGCCGGGACGCTTCACCGGCGGGGAATGGTCGCCCTATCCCGATTGGGCGCGTCACTGCGACCGGCCGACGAAATCCTTCGAGGTGGACATCTGGCGCCGCTGGCCGGGCTGCGGCGTGGGCATCGCCACCGGCGCCGTGGTGGGCATCGACATCGATATCCTGGACGGCGCGCTCGCCATCCAGATCGCCGAGCTCGCCACCTCCATGCTGGGCGACACCCCCTGCCTGCGCATCGGCCGCGCCCCGAAGCGGCTGCTGGTCTATCGCGCCGCGGCGCCCTTCGCCGGCCGGAAGCGCCACCCCCTCGAGCTGCTGGCGCGCGGTCAGCAATTCGTCGCCTATGCAGTCCACCCTGAAACCGGCCGCCCCTATGAGTGGCCGGAGGACAGTCTGGTGGAGACGCCGCTGTCCCGGCTGCCGGTGGTGGACGAGGCCAGTTGCGCGGCGTTCCTGGACGCGGCCTGGCAGCTCGTGCCGGATGAGGTCCGGGTCAACTCGATCCTGGCGGACGCGCCGACCAGCGCCTGGCGAGGCCCCAGCGACCCGAAGGGCACGCGCGACGCCATCGCCGCGGCGCTGGCTTGGCTGCCGAACGACGACCTGCCGGGCAACGAGTGGATCACCGTCGGCGCCGCCATCAAGGCCGCGATCGGCGAGGAGGGGCGCGACCTCTGGCTCGACTGGTCTCGGCGGTCCGGGAAGTCGGGCCAGTCGGGTCGATCCGACACCCCCGAGCGGCGGTGGGCCTCGCTGCGGCCGCACAGCGTCGGCGCCGGGAAGATCTACTGGCTGGCCGAACAGCGCGGCTGGGTGCCTGATCCTGCTCTGACGCTGAACGGCACGGCGGCGGAGCAGGCGGCGCAGCCGCATCCCGCGGCTGGCCTGCTGGCGAAGGTCGCGGTCGCGCCGCTGCCGATCGCGCCCCCGCCGAAGCCCTATCGCGTCCCGCCCGAGCTGCTGCAGGTGGATGGCGCGCTGCGCATGTTCGTGGACTACGCCACGGCCAGCGCCGTCAGCCCGCAGCCGTTCCTCTCGCTGGGTGCCGCCATCTGCCTGGTCGGCGCCATCGCGGGTCGCCGGTATCGCACGCCGACCGACCTGCGCAGCAACGTCTACGCCATCGGCATCGCCGACAGCGGCGGCGGGAAAGACCACGCCCGGCGCTGCGCGAAGCGCGCGATCTACGCCGCGGGCCTGGACCGATACCTTGGCGGCGAGGATCTCGCCTCCTCGGCTGGGCTCCTCACGTCGCTGCAGCGCCATCCCGCCCGCCTGTTCCAGGTGGACGAGTTCGGCCAGTTCCTGAAGCTGGTCCTGAACCACCGCGCGCCGGCGCATAAGGCGGCGATCTGGTCTGAACTGACGAAGCTCTACACCTCGGCGGCCGAGCCCTACATCGGCGCGGAATACGCCGATCAGAAGGCGCGGCCGCGCGTCACCATCGAGCAGCCCTGCGCCTGCATCTGGGGCGTCACCGTCCCGGGCCCGCTGTGGACCGCCCTGGAAGGCGGCGCGCTCGCGGATGGATCCATCGCGCGCTTCCTGGTCTTCCTGACGGACGACGACTACCCGGAGCGCAATGAGACGCCGGCGGCAATGGACCCGCCGCCCGCACTGGTATCCGCCCTACAGGGGATCGCCCGCGGCGTGCCCGGCCACAGCCATGGCGGGAACATCGCCGACGCCATGGAATCCTCGGCGCCGATCCATGCCTACACGGTACCGCTGACCCCGGACGCCGAGACGGCCATGGCGCGCGTCCGCCGCGAAGCCACCGACCTCCTGCGATCGCACCGTGGCACCTACGCCACCGCCCTGTTCGGCCGATACGCCGAGAACGCGGCAAAGCTGGCGATGATCGCCGCGGTCAGTCGTGATCCCGCCCGGCCCATCACCGAGGCCCGCGACGTCACCTGGGCCTCGGCACTGGTCGAGCACTGCATCGGCACGCTGCTGCGCGAAGCCGAGCGTCTCGTCGCCGACACGCCCGCGCATTCTCGCATCAAGAAGGTCCTGGAGGTCATCCGCAAGGCCGGCCGGATCAGCCGCAGCGCCTTCGTCCGGAAGACGCAGTTCCTCTCGAAGGCCGAGCGGGAGGACGCCATCGCCACGCTGCTCGACAGCAAGCAGATCGCGATCGAGGTCACGCAGAACGCGTCGGGCCCCGGCACCAGCTGGATCATCGCCACCGAACCGCAGGAGGGCTTGAAGAGTGATGCTGCATGACGCGCGCAAACCCGCAGAAAACGGAACTCTTCAACAATTCAACTTTTCACGCGGGCGTATGCAGACGCCCGGGCGAGGGTGCGGGGGAGAGAGACTCTTTGAAGAGTTTGAAGAATTGAATAGTTCTATTAATCAGATAGTTAGACCCCTCTCACCCCCTCGACTCTTCACCACTTTTCAAGGGTGCGGTCGGGGGAGGCCGGCATGAGCACGCCTGGCGCGCCGTTGCCGCCCCGCTCGTCCCTCGACCGCGGAAGCCGCAGCGCAACCACCGTGCCCGAGATGGAGATGCTGCGCCGCCGCGTCTGGCTGCAGCAGGGCGTTGTCTCGCTGCACCTCGAGGACATCACCGATCCCTGGCTGCGCCAGGCGATCCAGAACGAAGCCGTGCGCCGCTGGGGCCCTCGGCAGCAGGAGAAGACTCATGGCCGGTAAGCGGAAGGCGAAGACCACGAAGCAGAAGGAATCGATGGGCCCGTCGAAGTGGCGCCTCCAGCATGGCGGCTTTTGCGAACCGGTCCGCGACGCAGATCCCGAGACGGGCACTCCCGTGCAGCATCGTCGCGCCGTGGACACGCTGGGCGCCATGCAAGCCAACGGCACCATCACCGCCGAGATGTTCGAGGCGGGCGGGATCTTCCGGCGGCAGTTCCGGTCGGCGATGTTGGATGGCCTGCGTGCCGTGTCACTGATCCGGATCATAGGCGGCGGAGGCGACTGCATCACGGAACAGCAGCTCGCGGCCAGAGACAGGGTGGCTTCGGCGATGGAGGTGCTTGGCGGCACGGACAGCGCCGCGGGGAGCTGTGTCTGGCACGTCGTAGGCCTGGAGTGCTCGGTCCGGGAATGGGCGATGCGGCAGGGCTGGGGTGGCCGAACGGTGCCGGCGACGCAGGCGCAGGGGATGCTGGTCGCGGCCCTCAGCGTGCTGGCGGCCCACTATGGGCTTGTTCGGAATGCTCGGGCATTGGCGGGCTGATTGGACAGGCCTCTGCCACGACTACTCTGCGGCGTCCGTGGCTCCACGATGCTATACTTCACCTCAGGGGCGATTCGATTCGCGGGATTCATCAGGGGTTTGCGGCGTGTCCGAAGGCGAGATCGTTCTGTATCGGACACCCGATGGCCTGACGGAGATCCAGCTTCGAGCCATTGACGGCACGGTATGGCTTACCCAGGCGCAGATCGCCGAGCTCTTCCAGGTCTCGCCGCAGAACGTCACCATTCACATTCGCAACATCCTTGCCGAGGGGGAGCTCTCGGAGGAGGCAACTTGTAAGCAGGACTTACAAGTTCGAACCGAGGGTGGCCGGGCGGTTCGCCGCGATGTGAAGCTGTATAGCCTGGACATCATTCTGGCGATTGGCTTTCGGGCACGGTCAGTCCGCGGCACCCAGTTTCGGCAGTGGGCCACGACGGCGCTGAAGGACTACCTGGTGAAGGGCTTCGTCATGAATGACGAACGCCTCAAGGACCCAGGCTTCGACTACTTCGATGAACTCCTCGCCCGCATTCGGGACATCCGGGCATCGGAAGCGCGATTCTATCAGAAGGTCCGCGACATCCTCGCCCTCAGCGTGGATTACGATGCCAAGGGCAATGCGGCGCATACCTTCTACGCCACCATCCAGAACAAGATGCTCTTCTCGGTGACGGGCCAGACAGCGGCTGAAATCATCGCCGCTCGTTCAAATCCGGGCCTGGCGAACATGGGCTTGACCACCTGGAAGGGCAGCCGCGTTCGTAAAGGCGATGTGACAACCGCGAAGAACTATCTGGATGAGCAGGAGGTGAGCCAGCTCAATCTCATCGTGGAGACGTTCCTGAACACCGCAGAGCTGCGCGCCAGCCGCAGGCAAACCATGCACCTCGCGGATTGGGAGCAGGTGCTCGACACCTTCCTGAAGTCCAACGACCTGCCAATCCTGCGTGGGCTCGGGTCGATCTCCGCTGAGCAGGCGCAAGCCATCGCGCAGACACGGTACGATGCCTTTGAGGAGGCACGTCGTCAGGCAGAGCGTGTGACAGCCGCCGCCACCACAGATGTGGATGAACTCAAGCGCATCGCTGACACCGCGACCACCTCGGCAAAAGGGAGGAAGCGCAAGCTCCCTGGTGCAGACTGAACCAGGGAACTGCATCGCTGCACGCAGAGCGAAGACAAACGTAGAGCAGCGAAAGAATGTCGCGTTGATGCCTGAAACTCACATCGGCTAATCTCTCGACAGTCGTTGAATTGCGGCTGAGGCCGGTGGCTCCCGAGCCACTGACCCGCTGTTAAGCCACAGTGGCTCTCGAGCCGATGGTTCCTTCCCGGCCCCGCTATATGCGGGGGGCGGAAGCGCGCAAGATCGCTAGCGCCAGGCCGAAAAACAGGGTTGCGGTTTGCAGCCTTTTCCCCGTGCGATCAGCCAGATAGCCCGCAAACCATGCCGCGCACGGTTCGCACGCGCGGCCGCATGGTTTGCACCCACTCCCAGATCCGGATGGCCCGATGACGCTCCCCTGGATGGCGGCGAAGATCCTGCTGCGTCCGGTGATGGAGCTGCGCCCGCATGCCGGCAATGCCCGCGTGCATAGCGCGGCGCAGCTGGAGCAAATCAAGGCCAGCATGCTGGCCTTCGGCTTCACCAACCCGCTGCTGGTGGATGAGGACGGCGTGCTGATAGCCGGGCACGGGCGGCTCGAGGCCGCGTCCGCGCTCGGCATGGCCAAGGTGCCGGTGATCGTGCTGCGGCATCTCTCCGCGGCGCAGAAGGAGGCGCTGCGCCTCGCCGATAATCGCATCGCCGAGAACGCGACCTGGGATCAGGCGCTGCTGCGTGATGCGCTCGCAGCGGTGCAAGCAGCGCAGGACATTGATCTCGGCGCACTCGGCTTCTCGGCGGATGAGATCGCAGACATCCTCGCGGCGGCTGGAGATGCCGTGTCCGACGGCGACGCGCGCGGCAGGCACCGAGGATGCGCCGGCGGAGGATCCCGCCGATGCCGATCCGGAGCCGCCGCGCCAGGCCGTCACCCGCCCGGGCGACCTCTGGCTGTTGGGCGAACATCGCCTGCTCTGCGGCGACAGCACCGACGCAGCCAGCGTCGCGCGCGTGATAGGGGACGAGCGCGCCGCGCTGCTCTTCACCTCCCCGCCCTACGGCAACCAGCGGGACTACACCACCGGTGGCGTCACGGATTGGGATGCGCTGATGCAGGGTGTGTTCCAGCATCTCGACGGGGCCATGTGCCCGGACGGCCAGGTGCTGGTGAACCTCGGGCTGATCCATCGCGACAATGAATGGCAGCCCTATTGGGCCGGCTGGCTCGACTGGATGCGCGCCCACGGCTGGCGGCGCTTCGGGCTGTACACCTGGGACCAAGGGCCTGGCCTGCCGGGCGACTGGAACGGGCGGCTGTCGCCCGCCTTCGAGCTGCTCTTCCACTTCAATCGCGAGGCCCGGCGCCCCAACAAGATCATCCCCTGCCGCTGGGCGGGGCACGTCAACTCCGAGAAGGGTGGCCTCCGCGCCAAGGACGGCACCGTCGGTGACTGGCAGCATGCCGGCCAGGGCGTGCAGGAGACCAGGATCCCGGACAACGTGCTGCGCATCACGCGGCACAAGGCCCGCGGCATCGAGACAGAGCATCCCGCGGTGTTTCCGGTCGCGCTGCCTGACTTCGTGATGCGTGCCTATGCCGATGAGGGCGACGTGGTGTTCGAGCCCTTCGCTGGCGCTGGTACCACCATCATTGCCGGCCAGCGCACCGGCCGTTGCGTGCGGGCGATCGAGCTCGCGCCTGCCTATGTCGACCTAGCTGTGGCGCGGTGGCGGATGCTGCATCCGGACAGGCCGGTGACGCTGGCGGACGATGGCCGCGATTACGACGCCGTTGCCGCAGCGCGGATGGAGGTCACCGCCGATGCAGCCTGACCTCGTCGTCTCGACACTGCCGGTGGCGGCGCTGGTCCCCTACGCCGAGAACGCGCGCACGCATTCCCCGACGCAGGTGACGCAGATCGCGGCGTCCATTGCCGAGTTTGGCTTCGTGAACCCTGTCTTGGTCGACGCCGAGGGTGTGCTCATCGCTGGCCACGGCCGCGTCATGGCCGCGATGCAGCTGGGCCTCGCCTCGGTGCCGGTGCTGCGGCTCGGCCACCTCTCTCCTGCGCAGGCGCGTGCCCTGCGGCTCGCGGACAACCAGATCGCGCTGAACTCTGGCTGGGACGAGGCGCTGCTGGCCGCCGAGATCGCCCGCATTCGCGACGAGGCGGTGGTCGACCTGGACGTGCTCGGTTTCTCCGGCATGGAGCTCGACCGGTTGCTGGCCGCAGCCGATGCCGGTCTCGGCGACGATGCCGACGAGGCGCCGCCGCCGCCGGTGGTGCCAGTGACGCGCGCCGGCGACCTCTGGCGCTGCGGCGAGCATCGGTTGCTGTGTGGCGATGCCACCCGGATCGAGGACGTGCAGCGCGCGCTCGGCGCTGGCCACCTCGCCGACATGGGTTTCGTCGATCCGCCCTATAACGTGGCTTACGAGGGCGGCACCGCGGCCAAGATGACCATCGCCAACGACGCGCTCGGCGGCGGCTTTCCGGAGTTCCTGCGCCCCGCGCTGGCCAACCTGCTCTCGGTGACGAAGGGCGCCTGCTATGTCTGCATGTCCTCCTCGGAATGGCCGACGCTGCATCGCGTCTGGCAGGAGGCGGGCGGCAAATGGTCCAGCACCATCATCTGGGCGAAGAACACCTTCGCGCTCGGCCGCGCCGACTACCACCAGCAATTCGAGGCGATGCTCTATGGCTGGAAGGCGGGCGCGCAGCACTACTGGTGCGGCGCGCGCG